ATCTTTTAGAAGATATTGAAAAAATTAAATCAAAAATGATTAAATAAAAAAAGGGACTGAAAAGTCCCTTTTTAATTGGTGGAGATGCCGGGGGTCGAACCCGGGTCCAAATATGTCGGACATAAAACACTACACGTTTAGGTCATTGTTTTTCTAAACAATCCGAAACTTCACAATTCCCTTATTTTATAGTGGTTCGGTTTACTGAGAACTAATCCTCCACTTTGTTTCTTTTAGGATAGAAACCACACCACAGTACAAGCTTCTGTTGCAAGGTTATATGCTCACCGACCCCGTTGTATACTAATCTTAGATTAGGCTACAGTTACTTCTTCAGTACGGATTAAACCGAGTGTAGAAAGTTTTGCAATTGTGTTGCCGTTTGTGTTTTAAACCAGTTTTACAGGGTTAGTTTAGCCCCGACGTGCGTTTTATGACAGATTCATACCTGTCAAATCCAAAAACATCCCCATATCTTCAAAGAACTATGTTACAAAGATATAAATATATTCTTCTTTTACCAAGTATTTATAAAAAAAAGTTTAATGAGTGTATTATACGAAACATTAGTGGAATTTGTCAATGGAGAGACTACGGCTAATCGTGTTAGTTTTTTTGATTCAGAAGGTATTGTTCGTGTTACAAGGGTAAATGAAAAAAATCTTGGTAAGTCCTTGGTTTATTTGAATTTTGATTATGAAGATTATATTAAACTTTTCATCCCTGATGATGGGTATAATAATACCTATTTAATTAATGTTGCATTTAGCAGTAGTGGTTATTATGGTGGTCATATATTTATTGATTCATATACTGTTGATAATGATTGGGACGAAGGATACGGACTTCAGTTTTTCAGCGACGAAAATTTGGGTAAGGTTAAAGAGATTTTGACTTTTCTACGACCTGAATTATCTGATACTAATTTAAGAGATGCAAGTGGTGAAAATATTGTTGAAATATCTAATTTTTTAAGACAAGAGTTTGATGACGAAATAGACGGAATAATTTATGAATATACCGATTATTATGACAGTGCTTTGGTTGAGGGAATGAAACAATATGTTAAAGAAAGGTTTTGTGGTAAACTTATAAATTTTGGAATAATTGAAAAAAGGTGTGGGTCAGTTTATATGACAACAGTTTCTACCTTAATTTCATTGTGGGATAAGTCAGGTGTTGGTGAGGATGGTACTTTAACAGAAGTTCTTAAAACTATTATTGAACAAAATGATTTACAATTTGATGAGGATTTGTTTGAAGATTATTATTCATTTTATGATAGTAAAAACTTTGATGATGAAGGATATAACCGTGGGGTGGGTAGGCAGTTAGATAAAATATTAAATAAAATTGAGGAAGGTGATAATTTTGAAAAATATAAGAAAAATGCTGATTTATATGAAAAATTATCAAAACTAAAATATAACAAATTTAACAGGTGGTATGAGTTTCCAAAACAAAAATCATTTGGAGAAGAAACAGACGCTAGATTCAAGATAGTTGGTATCAAAGATGGAAAAATACACGTTCAAAGACAGGATGGACCTACCACCAATGAATTCTTGGATTATGAAAATTTCTTGAACTTTTTATATCATCCTGAATTGTTTTAATAAAAAAATAGCTTATCTTTATGAGCTATGATAGAAAATGTTGATTTCTTAAAAAAGGTATTATCAATACCTACAAAATCATTCAAAGAAGATTTGATGATTGAATTTTTGGTTGAATATTTAACCGAAAAAAAACACAATTTTAAAGTTGATGACTTTGGGAATGTCTATGTCACCAAGGGTGTACTTGATGAAGGTGAATCCTACCCTTGTATTGTGGCTCACACCGATACTGTCCATAAAATTGACACCATCAATATCCGTGAAGAACAACTTTACGACTCAAAACGTAATCTTAGTTTATCACTAAAGGCATATAATGATTTTGGTGACCCAACAGGTATTGGTGGGGACGATAAATGTGGTGTATTCGCTTGTCTTCAGTTGTTGGAAGTATTTGACAAAATCAAAGTTGCATTATTCGTTTCAGAAGAAGTAGGTTGTTTGGGTTCAAAAGAAGCTGACAGAGAATTCTTCAGTAATGTAGGTTACGCCATTCAGTTTGATGCTCCACACGACTACATGGTAACTGAATATTGTTATGGTGTGAAAGTATTTGAAACGGACTCAGAATTTGAGACAAAGGCTAAGAAAGTTCTGTCTGAAGGTATGTTGTCTGAACCAAAATACATGCAACACCCTTATACTGATGTTTGGCAGTTACGTAAAAAGTTTGATTTTTCTTGTATCAACTTCTCAATTGGTTATCACAACTATCACACACCAAATGAATATGTTGTTGTTCACGAAGTTTTCGCTGGAATGAATACAGGTAAAAAAATGATTGAAGAATTGGGTAATAAGAAATACCAATTCATACACAATTCACAAATGTTTAATTTTTGACAATAAAAAAAAGGGGTTTATTCCCCCTTTTTCTTTCTAGCTCTTTTTGGTTTTGGTGTTTCATCAGGTTGAGATTCAACTTCTGATATTGACACTTCTTCTTCATTTATTTCAATGTTGTAGAACTTATCAAGTACAATCTTTTCACGTAGTACTTCGTCAGAAATGTAATCTTCAATTTTTTCTTGAATTGCTCTTTTCAATGGACGTGCACCATAGACTTCATCAAATCCAACTTTAGAAACAAAGTCAATTACTGATTGTCCGAAACTAATATTGTATCCCAAATTAGTCAAACGTGATTTTAATTTGTTAATCTCAACCAAAACAATTTTTTGAATATCATCATTTTGAAGAGTGTTAAATACGATTACTTCATCTAAACGATTGATGAACTCAGGAGCAAAGTGGTTCTTCAATTCTTTGTTCAACATTGTCTTCTTCAACTCTTCATTGGCGTAAACGTTGTTGTTACCACTGAATCCGATACCTGCTCCGAACTCTTGCATCTTTTTTACACCTAAGTTTGAAGTCATGATAATCAAACAGTTTTTGAAATTGATTTTTCTTCCAAAACTATCTGTCATGTAACCTTCATCTAATAGTTGGAGTAATGCTGAAAAGATATCTTTGTGTGCTTTCTCTACTTCATCAAATAATACTACAGAGTATGGTTTTGTTTTAACTTGTTCTGTAAGTTGTCCACCTTCATCATAACCTACATAACCAGGAGGTGAACCAATCAAACGAGATACTGTATGTTTCTCTTGGAATTCAGACATATCTACTCGGATAAGATTTTCATCACTACCAAAGATTTGTTTCGCCAATTCTTTTGCTAATAATGTCTTACCAACACCTGTTGAACCCAAGAAGATAAATGAACCAATTGGTTTATTTGGGTCTTTAATACCTAATCTGTTTCTACGGATTGATTTGGCAATCTTTGTGATTGCTTCTTTTTGTCCAACAACACATTTATTCAATTCTTCTTCTAAATTGATAAGAGTGTTTTTATCATCCAAACTAAGTTTTGTTAGTGGGATTTTTGTCATCGTTGAAACAACTTCATAAACAAGTTCTTCAGAAATTGACTTTCTATTTTCTAACAAAGTTTGTTCAAACTTTTTCTTTTCAATATCAAGTTGTGATAAAACTTTCTTTTCTTTATCTCTTAAGTTTGCGGCTTCCTCGTAGTTCTGTTTTTTAACTACAAGTAATTTCTGTTGTTTAATCTCTAATGCTTGACGTTTTAATTCGTCAATAATTTCAGGATTTTTAACATCTACCTGAGCTCTTGCTCCGACCTCATCCAAAATATCAAATGCTTTATCAGGAAACTCACGGTCTGTGATATATCGTTCAGCCAAATCAACACAGATTTGTAGAATTTCATCGGTATAATTTACCTTGTGATAATTTTCGTATCTATCCTTAACATTTTTAAGGATTTGTAATGTTTCTTCTTTTGTTGAAGAACTAACAATTACTTTTTGGAAACGACGGTCTAACGCTCCGTCTTTTTCAATTTGTTTTTTGTATTCATCCAATGTGGTTGCTCCAATACATTGTATTTCACCTCGTGAGAGAGCTGGTTTTAAGATGTTGGACGCATCCATTGAACCTGAAGCATTACCTGCCCCAACAATCGTATGGATTTCATCAATGAAAAGAATAACATTTGGGTTTGCTTGAATTTCTTCCAAGATAACCTTTAATCTTTCTTCAAATTGTCCACGATACTTTGTTCCTGCGACAACCGAGTTCATCTCTAATGATAGGATACGTTTATCTACAAGATTTCTTGGACAATCGCCATCAAAAATCTTCATTGCTAATCCTTCTACGATTGCAGTTTTACCACAACCTGGTTCACCAATGATAATTGGGTTATTTTTCTTTCTTCTTGAAAGAATTTGTGCAATACGTAATATTTCGTCTTCCCTTCCGACAACGGGGTCTAACTTACCTTCTTCGGCAAGTTTAATAAGGTCACGACTAAAATTGTCTAACACAGGTGTAGAAGAGTTTGATTCTACTTTTTTTGGTGCTTTACCGCTTTCACCTACTGAATCTGTCATAAAATAGTTTTTATTAAAATTAAATGAATTTGAACTTAAATTCAACTACAAATATAAATCAAAATTATTTATCATTAAAAAAAAAGTTATGGCAATTACAAAAGAAACAATCAGCGGAACAAATATTATTTGTGAAATTGAATCATCTAACATCACTAAAACAGATTTCAACACAGAAAGTAAAAAATTAATTGTTGATTTTAAAACGGGTGCTCAATATGAGTACGAAGGGGTTCCTCATGAAGTTTATACAAGATTTAGAATGGCGGAATCACAAGGAAGTTTTTTCAATAAAAATATCGCAAAAGCGTACAAATACAAAAGATTATAATTAGTTGATATTTATTATTTGTGAAAGATAATAATATAATCCAAAGTTTTTTCTCTAAAGATGAACTCAATCCAAAAATTTGGGATGAGAATAAACAATTGAGAAAAGAAGTAAGAGAAAAATTACTTCAAACCGCTAATGAATTTATTGATTTTATTGGTGTTCCTATTTTACTTGAGGATGTTATTTTTACAGGTTCTTTGGCAAATTATAATTGGTCGGAATATTCAGATATTGACCTTCACGTTGTATGTGATTTTATTCAGTTTTCTGACACAGAACTTCCTCTTTATGAGGAATTATTTAAAGTGAAAAAAACTATTTTTAATACAAATCATGATATTAAAATTTTTGGATATGAAGTTGAGCTTTATGTTCAAAATGCAACTGAAGCACATTTTAGTTCAGGGGTTTATTCGGTATTATATGATGAATGGGAAGTTGAACCTGAAAAAGAAGATGCTAAACTTGACACTAAATTATTGAAATCCAAAATTAATCATTGGAAATCACAAATTGATACTGTAATAGATAATGCTAGTGAAAAAGATATTGATGATGCTAGAGAATATATTAAAAAATTCAAAGAAAAATTAAAAAAATATAGAAGTTCAGGACTTAAAAAAGATGGTGAATTTTCTTATGAAAATTTGGTTTTTAAGTATCTAAGAAGAAGTGATTATCTTGATAAGTTATTTAATTTAGAAAATCAACTTTTAGATAAAGAACTATCTTTAATGGAACAAAAACTAGATTTTTTACTTAATCTAAAAAAATCCTAATTTTCTGTATATTTATTAAGAAAACTTAAATTATGGCGCAGTATTCTTCAGGAACATATACATATAAAGTAATTAATGTAGGTACAGGTTCATGTGAAACATGTTTATCTACACTACAACCACATCCTACATGGGGTGGAGGAACAAATGGAGGAGATACTGTAGTACAATTAAACGCCGTTACTATAGGTGGATTTAATGGATTAAATAGTTAAAAAAAACAAAAAAATGAGTAAACTAAAACCAATTGGTAGTGAGAAACTACAAGGAATTGATAAGTTGCAAAGAATGATGCAAATTGCAACATATAAAGAGCATTTACCAAATCCTATAAATGAGACATCCTCAACTGATTATAGAATTACATTGGCTGATGGACATACCTATGAAATTGTTAAAGAAAGATTAGGGTATATCATTAAAAAACAAGTTAATGAATCTGCCTCAGATTATATTGACCCAATTAAGAATAGAAAACATTTCTCTTCTTATTCTGCAGCAATGAGAAAATTAAATTTAATGGCTGGTGAAATTAATAGAGTTAATGGTATTGACGAAGGAATATCTTTATTTACTGAAGATAAAAAATATATGTTGAAGACTCCACAACCTAAAGTTGAGGCACCAACTGAAGCACCTTCAGATTTACCTCCACCGTCACCTGAACCGGCACCTGAAGACGTGATGCCAACTCCTCCATCAGATGAGGAATTACCAATGGCACCTGAAGGTGAAGAACCATCTACAGATGATATGCCTGATATGGGTGAAGAACCATCTATAGATGATATGCCTGATATGGGTGAAGAACCGTCAGAAGGTGCACCTGTTACATTTAAATCAATTCAAAAATTAACAGGTAAATTGGCTCAAAAAATTAGAGATTATTCTGGTGAAGAAGAGTTATCAAGTAAAGATGTAAAATATGTTATTAATTCAATACTATCTTCTTTAGATTTAAATTCATTAGATGAAGAGGATAAGGAAGAAATTTTAACAAGATTTGATAGTGATGAAGAGTCTGACTATGGAATGGAAGATATGGGTTCATCTGAAGAAGGTGATGATATAGAAATTGATTCAGAAGAAGAAGTTTCAACTGAAGAGGAACCAACACCTGAAGAAATGGGTGAAGGATGGATGGACGAAGGAGAGTTCAATGAGGATAATTATACATCAAAGGTATTAGATACTATATTTAAAGAATCTACAATTGAAAAAGTTCTTAAAGGTTATGTTGTAATCAATGAAAACGAAAAGAAATTTTTAAAAGATAAAAAGAAAACTCAAAAGACTATTTCTGAATCAAGAAAAATTAAGTATTCAAAAGAAATTGAAAGATTATCACTTACTGAAGAACAAAAAGAAATATCAAATAGAATTGTTGAGAACTTCCCATTTATAACTTTTGTAGGTAAAACAAATAAAGGTAATTTAGTATTTGAAAATAATAACAAACAACTTAAGGTATCTCCAAAAGGTAATATCCTATGAGTTATTTAGTTTTTGTTAACGGACTAGGTGCGAATTATAGAGGAAACAAAACTTACGAGTTTATTTTCTCACAAACAACTGATGTATTTGGTGATGATTGGGACACAGTTCCTGCAAATGGAAACCCAACACCACCTGATACTGAAGAAATTAAAAAAGTAGGAGTATTGAATAGAGACGGAATAGATATGGAGCTCATTCAAAACTCCGATTTTTTTTGTATGAAAGATGCGTTAGACAATGTGGTAGCTTTAGCTTGGGAAAAAGATAGTGACAAAGATGAAAGATTAGTTTTTCACTTTGGAATGACTGAACAACAAGTGAAAGATAAATTATATGAAAAGGATATAATCCTTGAATTTTATAAAGAATTTGAAGAAGATGGAAATAAAAAAACAAATTCAAAAATTAGTTGAGATAGGTTTTACTAAAGAAAATTTAAGTAAACAATCTCCAAAACAAATTAATACCTTATATGAATCTATGGTAAATGCCCATGGATTTGTTGGTTATGGTAAAATGAATAAACCTATTGGTATTATGAATTCAAAAGGTGAAACTAAAGAGGCTATTACTCAAACTAAAGATGTTACAACAACAACAAATATACCTTTATCGGATATTCAAAATAAAGGAACAATAATTCCAAAATCAAATGACCCTAACAAACCATCAACCGCTAAAGTGGAAAACGGAGTTTTGAAAATATCAACAGCTGAAGGTGAAATGAAAGAAGGTAAAACAAGAAAAAAGAAAAAAGTTGAAAAAAATCCTTGGGCTATCTGTACATCATCATTAGGATTAGAAGGTAAAAAGAAAGATGACTATACTAAAGGTGAAGATAAAAAATTTGAAAGATGTGTTCTTGATGTCAAAAAGTCATTAAAAGAAGGTAAAAACCCATATGAAGTAATCTTGGAACGAAAAATGAGAGATATCATTGAAGAAAATTTAAGACCTACTATGACTAAAAAAGATTTGATTAAAAGTATTTTAGAATCACAAACTAAAGAAAAAACTAAAGAAAAGGAAAAGACAAAAACTCCAACTAGAAGAAGTCCGTTCCAACCGGCTCCTAACACAGACCCAAAACCAAAAGGTTCAGGAACTAAAGAAAAGGAAAAAACTAAAGAGAAGGAAAAAACAACAACTCCAACTAGAAGAAGTCCGTTCCAGCCAGCTCCTAACACAGACCCAAGACCAAAAGGTGAATTACCTGATTATTTAAGTTTTGGTAGTATGAATATTAAATTAAAAGGTGAGTAAGATGAAAAAAGAACAATTAGTAAGAAGATTGGTTAATCGTATTAATGAAGCACCTATTGGGTACGAAGGACCTGAGAGAATGGCTCCTGATATCCAATCTAAATTTGAAAAAGGTGAAACACCCCATTCGGGTAGTAAGGCATTTCCTGAAATTACACCTGAAGGACCAGATAAACCATCTAACTTTGAGCAACTTATTGCATCACAAAGATTTAAAGATGTTATTGGTAGATTAAAAAGATATACAGGTCTTCAAGATGTTACATCACAGAACTCAATGATGAGACTTCAAATGATGGTAATGAATGCTATGCAAGAAATTGCTCAGATTGAATCTGAAAACAAAGAATATTTGGAAGAACTTGCAATTGAATTGGTACAAAAAGAATTTGGTATTCCTGAAGGAGCATTACAATATGATGTAAAGTTGGTTCAACCAAATGATATTGATTCAAGCAAGTTATCACCTAAAGGTGAGGAACCAAGTGAAGAGGAAATTGAAAATATGTTTGGTTCTGAAGAAGAACAAGAACAACTTGAAGATTTCATGGATTCATTTGAAAAATTTGATTTGGAAAAGGCAAAAAGAAGATTTATCAACTCACTTATTCAAGGAGCAGCTAAACAATCTTCTTATATGTTTGAATTATTAAACAGAGAGTTAAACGCTATCAACCCAAGATTGTTAAACATGTATGGTGTCTTTATGTCATTCGCAGATTCACTTTATTGGTTAATGCCTGACTCAATGGTTCAAGGTATGGCTGGTGGCGGAGAATCTACTTATGGTATGTCAGAATTGGACGCTAAGACTGACCCACCAACAGTAAAAGCACGTGGTGTTAACTTACCAATCCTTATTCATGAACTTGCTAAAGGTGTTATGGAAATTGCTGGTACATACGGATTACCAAAAGATAAGACAAGACAAGAGGCGGTGATTAACTCACAAGATACAGTTGTTGGTGAAATTTGGGACATGAGATTAGGTCCTGTTATTTGGCAAAAGTTCCGTGAGTCTTATCCTGATGAGTTGTTTGACGATGATAAGAGAAACTTACAACAATATTTCCTTGTAAAGTTTGCTGAACTTACACCAAACGAATTCTTCAAAATGGCTCGTGAAATTTTATCAGGTTCACCAAAAGGGAAGAAAATGGTAAAAGACATGGTTGATGAAATCATAGAAGAATTAAAAGGATATGAGTATGAAGATACTATGAAGAAATATGAAGACGATGACGACGATGATGATGAGGATTTTGATGATTTTTTAAAAGGATTAGGTATCAACTAAAAACTTTAAAACCCTTCAGAGATGAAGGGTTTTCTATTTTATGATAAATTTTATATTTATAGTATATGAGTTTATCTAAAGAAGCCGTTTTAATGGAGTATGCCAAGTGTATGAAATCAACACCATACGCCCTTAAAACTTATTTACAGACATATGACAACACTGTTTCAAAGTATGTCCCGTTAGAGTTATTCCCTGACCAAATTAGTTTGGTTGAGGATTATGAAAATTATAATGAAAATATTGCACTAAAGTATAGACAAGCTGGTGTATCTACGGTAACCGCCGCTTGGTCATCCAAAAAACTTGTTTTTGCTAAAAAGAATAGTCCTGAAAAGATATTGGTTATTGCAAACAAGTTGGATACTGCGGTGGAAGTTGCAAATAAAATTAGAGGATTTACTGAACAGTGGCCAAGTTGGGTAGGTGTTGGGTTTTCTGCTGAAAAAAATTCACAAAGACATTTTAAGTTAACCAATGGTTGTGAAGTTAAGGCGGTTGCAACATCTAAAGATGCTCTCCGTGGTTACACACCAACTATATTAATATTTGACGAAGCCGCTTACATTGATGCTGATGGTGATTTTTGGGCGGCCTGTATGGCATCCTTATCCACAGGTGGTAAAGTGATAGTTGTGTCAACACCAAACGGATATGACCCAATCTACTATGAAATTTATGACCAGGCATTAAAGGGGATGAATGAATTCAAAATTTCCGAAATGGTATGGTGGAAAGACCCAAGATATGCGAGAGATTTATCATTAATCAATGTTAAAGATGTTATTCATTATTATTTAAATCGTAATGAATATCAAAATGTTGAGATTGTCGAATATAAAGATAAAGAAAAAAACTTTGATGAAATTAGACAGTTGATTGCTCAAGGATACAAACCAAGTTCTTCTTGGTATGAGTCAATGGTTAAAAAACTTAAGTATGATAAACGTAAAGTTAATCAAGAGTTAGAATGTGCATTTCTTGGTTCAGGTGATAACGTATTTGATACTGATTTATTGGAAAACTTAAGGATAAATATGGTTAAAGAACCACCTACAAAGATGATGGGTGGTGGACTATGGATATGGAAAGAACCTGAAATGGGTAAAAAATATATTATGGGTGTTGATGTATCTCGTGGGGATAGTGAAGACTTTTCAACATTTCAAATTGTTGATTTTGATTCAAGAGAACAGGTTGCAGAATACGTTGGGAAACTTCCTCCTGATACTTTGGCTGAAATATGTTATAAGTGGGGTAATATGTATAATGCATTTATTGTTATAGATATTACTGGTGGTATGGGTGTTACAACATCTTTAAGATTAAGAGAGTTGGGTTATAGAAACATGTATGTTGATGGTGTTGATGTATCTAATAAATGGAAATACGACCCAAAAGCAACTGAAAAAATACCAGGGATTAATTTTAATGCTAAAAGAGTTCAGATTATTGCAACTTTTGAAGAATATCTAAGACATGGATTTAGAATAAATTCATCTCGTTTATTAAATGAAATGAACACATTCATTTATATGAATGGACGACCTGACCACCAAAAGGGACAACATGATGACTTAATTATGTCAGTTGCTATGGCACTTTATGTTGGTGAGTCATCATTTACTTCACTTAATAAGGTAACAAATCAAACAAAGGCTATGATTAATTCATGGACTGTTAATACAAATGATTTTAACAGAAAACAATTTATGGACCCTGTCATGCCACATCAACAAGAAAACATTAAACGAGAAGCTACGAAAAGCGACTACGAAAACTATTTATGGTTATTCGGAGGAAGACGATAAAATTATGGGATATTTTAAAAGACGAAAATCTAAAACATATAACGCTGGTACAAGAATGATTATACCTGGTTTAGGTATTTTAACAGCTAATATACAAAGTGTTGATAAATTACGTATTAAACCAAATCAACCTTTAAATAATGTTTTACCAACGCCAACTCCGACACCAAGTAAGACACCTTCACCAAGTACAGCTCCTGCAAATACACCGACACCGACTCCAACACCAAGTAGTACACCTACAAATGTTTATAATATAACTGTAAGATTGTTAAGTCAAAGCAATTTTAATAACTTTGTTACTATTTACACAAGTACTAATAACGGATTAACTTGGACATCACTTTATTACTACTCACTACCAGGATTTCCTGCTAATGGATACTATGGATATAACCTTAATAATTTTAATGCAGGTGAAAGTATATGGATTGGTTTGATGTATAATAATACTAATATAAAATATGGTACAGGAAGTTTTTCTGGTGATTTTAATAGTTTATGTGGATTAAGTGAACCATTTAAAATTAATTCACTTACAGCTAATACTGATGTATATTTAAATTTAGCAACTATAAATGGTAATGCGTATATTACATGCTAATGCCTAATAAACTTTAATTTAATTTAAAAGTATTTATATTTTAGTATGAGTGAAAATAAACTAACGGTATGGCAGAGGTTATCTCAAACATTTGGACCCAATTCTTTATTGGGGCAAGATTACCCTACCTACAAATATGATAAGAAAGAACTTTTAAAGACAACTTCTAAATCAGAATACGAAAGAGAAAAACTTCAAGCCCAACAAACATATTATTTAGCAAACCAATGGGCTAGAATTGAGAATAACTTATATTCTCAAGCGGTTTATTATGAACCATCAAGATTGTCTTCTCAATATGATTATGAGAGTATGGAATATACTCCTGAAATATCCGCAGCACTTGACATTTATGCAGAAGAATCAACCACAACAAACGAAGACGGACATATTCTTCAGATTTATTCTGAATCAAAAAGAATTAAAGCGGTACTCAGATAGGAAGAGCGTGGTGTAAGAAAAGAGTGGGGAGCACGGTGGTAGACAG